ATGCGGTTTGCCAGCGCGCTGAGCATTCTGGCGTATGCTTCTTCAGGTGTTGTAGCAGTGGTCTCGGACACAACGGCACGAAGTTTATGCATTGTTTCCACCGAGAACTCAGTTAACGCATCAACATTAAACTCGATGATGCCTAGCTGCTTAGCAATTTCTGCCATGACTAGCGTGCAGGCGGCGTGATTTCGGTAAAAGCGAAACTTTGGCTCGCTGATGTGTTCGGCGAGCATGGTCACTTTTTCACGCATCCTGGCGTACAGTTCGTCTACATGCGTAACACAGTAGCGAATCATGGCATCTCCAGCCGCGCCAGCGTTTAGCTTGATTTGATCGCACGCCATTTGGAATGCTTGTAGCTCCGCTCCGCGCAACTCCGGGATGTTGAAGTCGTCCAGACAAATTTGAACTACTCGCACAGCCTCAGCTTCGGCATTGGCCTGGGTCATAGCCAGCAGTGAGTGAAGGTCTCGGTTCGATGTAACAAACGGACTCATTCGCCATGTTGCGGAGTCTGCG